CCTGCGCCTCAAACTCTGCAAAGGCTTTGTTAAGATCACCTAACATATTAAAGGCACCGCTGCCAGTAATTATGTCTAAAACTCGTGCAAAGCGTGCAGCATAAATAATGGCAGCACCTATAGCGCCAGTCATAGACTCTATAAGGCTAAGGGTTTTAGGTAGGCCACCTTCACCGCCCAGAATTGCAAGGGCATCTACTAAATCTTTGCCTAGTGTTTCAGCCACGTTTGCACTTGCTACGCTTAACTTGTCTAACGATCCTGCGTAAGAGTCAGCTGCTATCTGCGCTTGGCCACTACTAACCTTAGCTACCTGGGCTAAAATCTCCTCAAAACTCATAGCTGCTAGCTCAGCTTTAGTCAGGCCTAACTGGTACTTCATTAAGCCACGCGTATTACCCTGGTAGGCCTTTGATAAATCTGCCGACACGCTTACTACGTCAACCCCACTCATAGCGCTGAGGTCAAGGGCTGTGCGTAGTAAATCTTGCGACTTAATATAATCGCCCGTACTGGTCAGTAACATCTGATAGGCAGGGCGTAGCTTGTCATCGAGTACGCCGTATTGACGCTCTAAGTCAGATATAAACTTTTTAACGGCTGGGTCAGCAAAGGCTAAGCCTAAATTATTAAGAGTTTTGCTTAGTACCTTAGCGGCTTTGTCATCGGCTGCAAAAGCCTTAACGGCCTGCATCGCACCTCTAGCGCCAAAAGCAATACCAAACGCCCCAGCTAAACCTTTAACGCTTTTAGTAAGTGTCTTAGTAGCTGTCTCTGCCTTACTAAATGCTTTTTTGCCTGTGTACTCGGCGGCTATATTTATTACTACGGACGGATCAATAGCCATTACTTAACCCCCATAGCATTATAAAACTTAATCTTTGAGTTTTCTATAGCCTTTAATACAGCTGCATTAGTCTTACCACCGTCATTAGCCCAGGCTCTAAAAATAGCGCGGCCTTTCATTTTACGGCTACGGCGCCCTGCACCAGTTTGGTTATTAGCATCTACTATCTGCCCGTTAGCGTTTATAGCTTCTACGAATTGTTGGCCTGCCTGTGGGTTAGCGCTACGGCCCTGGCTCTTAGTACCTGAGCGCACCATTTTGCCAAAATCTGCGTGACCAGGATAAACAACACGTTTTAGGCCTGCCTGCTCTCTTCCTTGTGGGTTAGCGCGGCCCGCTGTCTCATAAATTGCACCTGCGGCGCTAGCGTTTACAATACGAGCTACGGCCCTAAAGCCTTGATTATTAGGTTTGGACGGTGAAGTCTTATAACCTATGCCGCCTTTAGCTGCACGTGTATCCCATATTGGGAATCTGCCCGTACTTGTAGGGGCTTTACCCCAGCCCGATAAAGGCGCAGTATTAGGTACAAAACCTCTAGCATTTTTAACAATAGGGGCTAATAGGTTTGCTAACTCTTTACGTGTCTCTTTTGCTAGATCGGGGCTAAACTTTTTAATAGCTTTGCGTAGCTCAAGGGCGCCTCTTACCTCTACTGGCATTTTGCTGCTCCTTAGCTTTATCGCTTAAAACTTTTAACATATTCTTAAACATATACGTATCCAGGTCTAGTAAGTACTGAGGCGCAATACCCGTTTCCACGGCTAGCTGCGCTATGAGGTAACCAAAGCTACCGCGCCCCACTACCCCAAAGGGTCATCATCTAGTACCTCAACCTTAGCTAAGGTGTCTAAAAACTCTGCCCCAAACATCGGTACGGTTTGCCCGCTTGTGCGTAAACACTCCCAGGCTAGCCAGTACACATCGCTTTGCTTTTCATCATCTCTAAAGGCTTTGTGAAAGCCTTTTTTTGCATATAACTCAAAGGCGTACTCAATACGTGGCGTAATCTGATGATCGGATACGCTGCCGTCTGCCCTTGTTATTTTAAGTTTTGCCATTGTGTTAGCCCCTTTTCTTTATTCTCAGCTAGTTGTAATTACGATTGGTGAGTTACAGGTAAAGGTAATGCTCTGAGTAGCAATATCTGCAACAGCGCCGTTAATGTCTGTTGTGTTATTTACCAAAACAGTAGTGCTGTATAGCGGGTTAGTTGCTGATACTGCAGCGCTTGTCTGCTTTAGTGTCAGCGGTACTGTTGTACCCCAGGCAGCTTGCAAAGTAGCGTTTACGTTTGCTGCAGCTGTATCGCTTAAAAAGTCTAGAGTGATAGTGCTGGCCTCTAGGCCCTTAACAAACTTGTGAGCTGTATCGCCCATAGCTGTTACCTCTAGTTCATCAAAGGCACGGTTAATAGTTGCGCTTGTAACGTGATCTGATAGGACTACTGAGTTAAGAGTAGCCACTACGGTATTGGATAGATAAATCGCCATTAGGCTATTCTCCTGTTGTCTCGGTAGGTGTGTCTTTTGTCTTTGTCTCTTTAACCTCTACTGGCAGCTCTTGGCCAATTTTGATTAAAAACGCTTTTTCTTCATCTGTAAGTGCCATTATTTAGCTCCAGCTCGTTAGTACGGATATTTGTAAATCTGCCGTTAGATAGTCACCTGCGGCAACGCTCAACACACTAGGGGCGCTAACGCCACCGACATTAAAAACAATAGAGCTAGCCGCTAATTTATTAAATACGGCCACTATCGTATCTTCAATACCAATTAGGTTAGAGGCATTGTCAAACATTGGTACGGTCATAATAATCTTAAAATTAGCCATAGGCGAGATAGTTGCCTGTGAGTTATTACTTGGCGTGATATATGGATCTGCGGGCGCAACCACCACGCTGCTACTTTGCATAGTGCTAGGCGGATAGTTAAATACCGTCCATACTCCTGCGTTAGCCAGGGCTGCAGCTATTGTGCTGCGTAAAGTAGTTATAGCCGCTGGCATTTTAGCCCACCATAGCCGCGGGTGAAAGATACGGGGCTAAGAGGCCTCGCACGGATGCCATTAAAGTATTGGACATTTTAAACGGGCTAGGGCTGTAGCCGTCTAAGCTAGTGCCGCCGTTTTGAGTACTAAATCTAGATGTCCATATATTCTCAGCTAGCATTAAAGCTGCGGCGTTAATAGCTGGGGTATTGGCGTACGTAGCAGTTTTTGTATCGTCACCAGTCATAGTGCCATAAGGCAATACGCGCCTAAAGTTTTGGTCAGCTGCTACTTTTGCATATTGAATAAAGCTATAGCCCTGTGGGAATTGCCAATAGTTAAGCTGCATATTAAACGCTGGCAAAATATTGGCAGTACCGGTAGAAAAGGGGATAGTGCCTGTAATTGTATAAGTGCCGTTAAAAGTTGAACCTGCCCCGGCAACTGTAACGGATTGGCCTGTAGTAAAGATGCCTGGATTAGCCACCATTACCGTAGCAACATTATTTACTAATGCAGTACCTACTACGGGCGCATTATCAAACCACAAAAAGCCGTTTATTAAATCTTGTGCGGCTTGGCACGTATCCTCTATCCAAGTATAAGAATCATACAAAGTGCCAACGCCCAAGCTAGCTTTTAAGGTAGCAGCGGTTACGTACGTGGCTGGCATTTTTGTACTCCTATCTTACTTAGGTTTGGTAGGTCTCAAAGGGCTAAGAGGCCTACCAAACTATTAGTGGGTTATCCTCAGGTCAGGTTGTATCGGACGAGGCCCTTCGGCATCTTCACAATAGTTGCCATAAATCCATAAATTGCCACCTGGATTTGTAAATTAGATACAACATTAACTGACATATAAGCCTGTGGGCTGCGGTAAACAGTCATAGCTTCAGGTGCCACGATAAACGCTGAATCGTCAATAGTTGTTGCATCCATTTGGTGGTCAACATATAGGTCAAGTCCTAGTACGTTACCTCGGATGCTTGTAGGTGTTGAAAGGCCGCCGCTGTTCATAGGTTGAGCAGCATTGTAAATTGGTCGGCCTGTTGAGTCAGTTGCACCCATTAGCAAGCTCCATTGTGATGGACCAGCAACATAGTTACGTGCAAAGTAGCTTGTATTTTTGTAAATATTAGCTGACTCTGTAGATACGTAGCTGATAATGCCAGCGGATGTAGCTGCTACTGCTGTACCTTGTACGCCGCCTGCAACAACATCTGCAATAACTGCTGCATCTGTTGCTAGTGAATAAGCGCGCTGTAATTGGTTA